CACCAGGATGATCTTGAAATACGCGAGAGGCTGAAAAGCAGCGTTGACGGGAATAGCGAAGCCCTAGCCGAATTGCTTGAAATTGTCACAGCAGGCAAGGGCTTTTTCAGGGTTGTCGGTGCCATCGGAAAATGGGTGCGGCGCATTGTGCTGTTTGTGCTGCCAGTAGCCACGGCCATTATGTCGTTTTGGTACGCGATCAAGCCGCCAGGGGCCGTTAAGTGAGCAAGCGCATTGCCATTGCAGCGGCCATTGCCACCGCCATAGCCATGCCAGCCGAGGGCTTGCGCCAGTGGGCCTACCGTGACCCAGTAGGGCTGCCAACGATATGCTTCGGCAGTACCAAGGGCGTGCGCATGGGCGACTTTCGCACCGTGCCAGAGTGCCGGGCGCTGCTTACTCAGGAGATGCTAGATGCTGTATCAGCCGTGGACTCGTGCCGGCCAGGGCTACCGATCCCTGTACTCGCCGCGTTTAGCGATGCCGCCTACAACGTCGGGCCGCATATCGCGTGCGACACCCATCGATCCACCGCCGCCCGCTTGCTCGCAGCAGGAGACTACAAAGGAGCCTGCAACCAGCTACCCCGCTGGGACAAGGCCACCGTTGGAGGCGTATCTGTCGCACTACCAGGATTAGTAAAGCGCCGGGCAATGGAGCGCGACGTGTGCCTGAGTGGGGTGCCATGATGCAAAAATGGTTGAGTGGTGTACTCATCGCCTCGACGTGTATATTTTTAGGCGGTTTCTATACATATCGCACCGGATATGTAAACGGCGCGCAGTCCGTGCAAGCCGCATGGGACACCGAGAAAGCCGCCGCCGCCATCCATGCCCAAGAACTCCAAGCCAACATGGACAAACTACGGGAGGGCAAAAATCGTGAAATTGCAAGACTTAATTCTACCGTTCGCGCTCTTACTGACAGCCTGCGCCACCGCCCCGAGCGCCCGGCCATTAGCGCCCAGACTGCCGGCGTTGGAGATGCTGCCAGCGGATGCACTGGAGCAGAGCTTTACCGACCAGATTCAGAGTTTCTTGTCCGGCTTGCCGAGCGCGCCGATAAACTCAGACTTGCCTTGATTGCGTGCCAGTCGGCCTATCAAGCTGCTGAAAAGTAAAAAGCCCTCGCTGTGGAGGGCTTTGTTGGTTGTGGTTTAGCGATTCATGCCGCCTTGAAATACCCCGGCTGCTCGGCGGTTTCGTAGTGCGCCAGGTGCGCCGTGGCGCGCATCATCTGCTGCAACTCGCGCATTTTCTCAAGCAAAATATCATGCTTGGTCAACTGCGGCGCTGGGCGCGCGAATACTTTAGCTTGTGCGTTCATGCTTCGTTCCCTTTCATTTCCCTTTCCATCTTGCGCTTGATTTTCAGGGCCATCTCTTTGCGGACGGCTTCGCGAATCTCAGGCATGCGCTTAATTTCTTCAGCAACAATCTCCTCGACATTCAAGAGTTTGCTTATTGCATTCCTGGTTAGCGCCGCAAACATGTATTCTGATATATGCCTCGTCATTCTGTCACGCACCATGTTCTGGCAAACCTCTTGCGCATCTTTTGCTATGGCTTCCATGTCAATATCAAATTCGATTTTCATTAAACACCCTCTCAATTTCTTCCAGCAAATAATCCGGTGTATCCGGGTCAGCCTGTAAACCTTCAAGAACACTCTCTAGCGCCTCGATGTAGTCGAGTGTGCTTTGCAGGATAAATTCGCACTCGTTGCGTTCAATTGACTCTGGCTTTATGCCGAGTTGTTTAGCCCACTCAAGCGCAAGATCGCGCACGTCAATACGCATCGTTTTAGACGTTGTTTCCCTGTCTGGGATTGCAGTCATGTAGTACTTTTTTGATTTGATTCTCAGATTGATGTGGTCGTTCATATTGTTTCCTCTCTAGCATAAAAAAGCCCGCTAGGCGGGCATGTGGTGTGGTGGTGCTACTAGGCACAGGCGGTGGTGTCTATTGCTTAGTTAGGCGGCTCAATCCTGAACTCGCACCAGAACACAATAATTGCTGGGGGCAGCATCCAGGCAGACACGTCGTTCGTTGATTCAGCAAGCCTGCGGGCGCAGTCCTCGCATCCTTCGCGCCATCCTTCGTCGTCGTTACCGACTCCAGCGCACCGTGCTACGTCATTCGGTAATATCTTCATTCAATTCTCCAAAAGCCTAACTCGTCAATCAAGAGGGACGCGCTACGCGCGCCCCTTATCTCAGGCGTTAGGCACATCTTCCGCCAGGCTCTCGGAGCGTTCCTGCCGCCGCTGACAAATCTCCCAACCGCGAGCATTTGCTTCGGCGAGAGACTTCCATTTTTGCCATTCATAATATGCAACCCGTGCCGCCTGCTCGCTGCTTTGGAAGCTAATTCGCCATGCTTCGTAACTCATATTCCCTCCGAAAACGGTAATTTTTAATTCCCTCGAATCCGGCGGAATTAAAACCATCGAGAAGCCTAACTCTGCGCTCCAGGGGACGCTTCGCGCCCCTGAGCTTCGGCGTTATGCCTCATATCCTGTAATTGTTTAACTGAATAGTGCTTTCCTTCTTTGAAACTTTTGCATCTACGTACTTCTGGCACTCCTTTGGTTATGTCGCGTCCTAATGTTCCAAAGGCACGTTCGTTTTTATCTTGTTTGAAGCACAGATAACGGCTATTGAAAACTCCAGGCCACACCTCAAGGTTGTAGCATCGCTTACAAATACTGTCGCTCATATTTCCTCCCAAAACGTCTAACTCGTCAATCAAGAGGGACGATCATTCTCCATTCGCTTTTTTAATTGCCGCTTTGGCCCAATCTGAGGCCAGGCTATTTGGGTAGTATTCGATAATGTCATTTAATGCCTGTATCAAATGCGGTAAAGCGGCAATCTCCCGAGCGCACGCCTCGCGCTCGACCGCCTGAGCAAACTCGACAATCTCATCCATTCCAATATCGTGCCACCGGTTAAACCGGTCGGCCTTTGCGTTCCACAGTGCTTTTAGTTCGTCTAGCGTTTTCATTTTGTTGCCCTTGCTTTGCGTGGCGGCTTTTCGCGCAAATCGACGTGCCGAATGCTGTTGCCGCTTTTGGTCAAATAATCCGGGTCGCCGTGGCCTGCCATCAGGTTGATGTGCCCGCTCATATCCCGACTCACGTCGATTGGCGCACGGTGCCCATAACGTACCGTATGCAACGCGGCTTCTATGGCCGTTTGCGCTTGGTGCAATACACTTTCAAGGCGCATGCGCTCTGCCTCTTCTTCGGCCAGCTCGGCACGCGCTTCCTCTAATGCCTCTTGCTGCATTCCAATATGCAGCGCGGCCCAGCGCAATACATTGGCGCTGGATGCGGTATCCGACGCATTCGCCATGTATGTAAGCTGTTCTGTTAAATCCTGTAGCGTTTTCATACCGCCTCCATTGCTTGCAGCAGTTCCAGCACTTTCTCCGACCAGCCTTTGCCCTCGACGCAAAACGCCCAGCCCGCTTCGGTCAATTCGTTTCTGGCATCAATCAGCCCAAGGCCTTTCAGGCGCTTTTGCGCGCCGCCCCAGTTGGTATTTAACTTGGCACCAATCTCTCCCAGCGTCAGGTATTTCTCAGGCGGGGCTGGGGGCGCTACGGGTGCAGGCTGATCCTGCTTTGGCGCTTTGCCGTTAAACAGTTCAAGCACATTGATGCCGGTGATAACGGCTACAGCGCGGTTTGCGCCGTGTATGGCCGCGTCTTTGTCCAGGCCCAGCGCGATAGCGGCGCGGATGGCTGTCGGTATCAGCCGAATAGCATCCATGCGGCGCTGGTACTCGGTCTTTGTCAGTTGATTTTTGGCAATGGTGTCCATTAGTGTTTCTGCTTTCATGTATCAATTTCCTTTCATGTAGGTAATACCTAGAAAAGATGGCGTAGTTGACATACGCCATCTTTGTTTTTAAGCGGCTAACGCTTCTTGATGCTCAATTTCCAGCATATCAAATAGCGATGGCATAGACATCTCTCTTTCAGCCGCCGCAAGGTATCCGACACCATCTGAAAAGTAACTAGCCGATAATTCAGTTGCCATACCATAACGTCCTTTTAACACTGCTCTATATGGAACCGTCATTAATCCACCAAACGGATCAAATACAACATCGCCTTTATTGCTGAATTGCTCAATCACACGGTCTGCTAAATCGAACTGCATTGGGCAAAGATGCATTTCCTTATTACGCGCTGATTGACTTGTATTTAGTGTCAACATACGAGTAATATCGGTATAAACATCAGGGTGCCAGCTTTGTGGTTGCAATAGCATGAATGTTACTGGCAACTGCCCCACTTCTGCTAAACCGTCATTTAGGCTGACGTGGTGTTCAAAGTCATAGATGTTTTCAAGGCTAAATTTACGATACGCTTTGAACATAACATCATGCGGCAATTTTGATAATTCATCCGGTGTCATGAATCTATTACCGTTACTGCGTGCAAATCCATGAGCATCAATTTGCCAGCGGCCGCGCGTGTAATCTTGCTTTGACTTCACAACCGGCTCGTCTGCGTAGCTTTTTTCGTTGCTTGTTGGAGGCTTGCGAAATAGCAAAAGGTATTCAGGCATGCCAACGCCCATTTTCGTACCATCTTTACATTGCTCTGTCCAGCCAAGCCGGTAGGTTTGGTTGTTTTCTCGCACAACGTCTGTCACAATGGTTTTCATTCCCATATAGCCGAATCCATGCTTGGTGTAATGCTCAATGCAGCGCGCGTGCAACGGATAGACTGTCTGGAAACCAAGGCCTGTCATTCCACCAGGGACAATCCTATCCTTCACATGCACTGCCAATATCCGTCCAGGCTTGAGTATCTTGAGCAAGTTTGGCGTAAGAAAATCCATTTGCTGGAAAAAATGCTCGTTATTGTCAGTATGACCAAAATCAGCATAGTTAGGGCTGTATTCATACTGAGTAGAAAACGGTATGCTTGTCAAAATCAAGCCAACACTGTTTTCCTGCATTGTTGCTGTTTCCTTCACGCAATCATTATGAATTGCGGTGTACATTTTACCTTTCACTTCTGCGCGCTTAACTCCTAAAACACGGGTAAGCGTGTGAGCCATTGCGGCCTGACTCAATCCATATTCTTTCATTATTTCTGTCATTTTTTCCACCATTAAATTATGTTGTTTCCATTTACGCTCAAGCTGCCTTTTAACCTCTCGCTCTGCGCTGGTGTAGATAATGTCTATGCGCACGGTCTTTGTTTGTAGGAATCGCTGTATCCTATGAATAGCCTGGATGAAGTCATTAAACTTAAATCCAATACCAAGGAAGATTGCCCAATTGCAATGCCTCTGGAAGTTACACCCACTTCCGGCAATAACTGGCTTTGCAGCAAGCTCCTGAAACTCACCATTTGAAAAGCGGATGATGTTTTCCTCGCGCTCTTCTAATTCTTGGTTTCCATAAACGCTAACAACATTCGGTATTGCCTTTTCTATCGCATGGCGTTCACGCTCAAGGTCGTGCCAAATAATGCGATGATGGTCTGGATACTCTTCGCGCAACTCCATCATCTTTGCAATCCGTGAATTTAGGCTCTCACGCTTTTCCCTGCTGCTTTCAACCACGCCTAACGCCTCGGCTTTGAACATGCGAGCCTGGCCCCATACTTCATGCCCAGCATTCTCATGGTCTGCTTCAACCTCGTGCCAACGCACATCCATATCTGGCATGGTGTAACCATCATCTGAGCATCCAAGGTCGGACGGCTTTTGCACAAAAATTGCCCAGCTTGCGACCCACAGCCAAAACTCCTGTTCTTTATGCGGGTGGATAGTAAGGTTGTCAGCTTTGACAGAATCCCGCTTGAAAAACCTGGTTTTTGCCGCTGATACATCCATGACACCGAGGAACGCGGCGTATGCCAGCAACTCGATATACTCATTTGGAGAAGGTGTTGCTGTGGCGACAAACCTAAACGGAGTGCCAGCAGTTTTTACCCGGCTATCCATTGTTTTACGGTCGCCGGCAAAGGTAGCCATAAATTCACGGAATGTTTTAGTGCCACCAAACCCGCGCAGAATTGATGCCTCATCCAGACTGGCAACCGTGAATAGTTGCGGGTCTAACTTACCGTCGCGGATAGTTTCGTAATTTGTCAGATAGATGATGTCATTCTCATCGCCTTTGGTTTCATCTATACGCCGTATAAACTTGGTTTTGATGCCAAGCATGGCAGCGTCGCGCGTAAACTCTTGACGCACCCCTAAAGGGATAACGATCAATGCAAGGCCACCAACACGCTCACGCACGATGCGCACTGTTTCAAGCTGAATAACGCTTTTGCCAAGGCCAAAAGCTGCAAAGCATGCACGCCGCCCGCCGCGTATAAGCCATTGCACAATCAGCTTTTGATGGTCTTTCAGGATCGGATTTATTTCCGATAAATCAACTTGCAAGCCATCATCCTTGCTGATAACTACCTTGCTTTTTACAAAGGTGTCATAATCCATTTTTAATAAACTCCAGGCGTAAAAAAGCCCTCGCGTGGAGGGCTTGGTGGTGGTGAAACCGGGGGTTCAGCTTGCTATGCGGCAATCATCTTGCCTTGCATACGTTTTACGATGGCATCACAGCCAGCGTTGATGATCTCGGTGATCTGCGGCAGGCTCACCATGAGATAGTGCTCTCGCAGAATATGCGCCACTTCCTGCCACGTCACTAGCATGGCCTCGTTTGGTACGCGCTGTATTAGCTCACGTCCGTTGTGATCGTAGGACAGCAGCAGCCGCTTGTTTTTCAGACTCAAGAACGAAAAGTCCATGCCTTCCTGCTTTGGCTCAGGTGTTGGCAATTCCGGCGTGCTGTACTCCACGATGTGGCGGGCGATGATGCTCACAGCATCGGTAAACTTGTCGGCTGGAATTTCGCGGTAGCCGACGTTGAAGTGTGCCTTCAGCTTTGCCCAGCCCTTAACCATGAAGCCGCCTTGCTTTTCCTTTGGCAGCGTCTTAACGAAGTCATCCAACAGAGTGCGCAGAGTGTGCGCTTGATCCTCGCTCAGGGTCTGGCCTGCGTGTACCGAGTACGGTGCGAGGCTTGACTCTAGCTGCGGCAATGGTTGTGCCGTTGCCTTGTTCCAGTAGTCCCAGAGCACATCATCGCATTCGTTTTGGTAGCGGATGATGCGCTCGCGCAATTCAGGCTTTGTCTTGTTTGAGCTAACGGTTGACAACCATCCAGCCAGTTTGCGCAGTGGTAAGCAGGACATGTATTGCTCGCCACCGTTTGAAGGTATCAAGATTTCCTTGATACCCCAGCGGCATGGATTCGATTTCAGCTTTTCGTGCTGGCCTTGCCAAGACATGCCTATGGCCTCAACAATAGGCTTCATTGGCGTGAATGGGTTACCTTCGTGGTTAATGACGTACAGGGTTGCGCCCGCAAATTCGACGGGCATGAGTGCATTGTTGGTCATAATGACCTCCTAGTGGATCGTTGAATTTCGCCCCTGTTGAGGAGGCGGCCAGGTACTTCAACACCGCCACTAGACGGCCCTCAGCCTTAGCCATTACTGGCTGTTTTTCGGCCTTCGCGCTACCCGACCACAGAAAACTGTGGGCGCAAAAAAACCACGACTGACGGGCGCGGTGTAGGCCGCTAGTGGATGGTGTGTTGAGCACCTGGCGGCAAGTATAGCGCAGCGGGGGGCGTTTTTCAATGGGCGTAAAAAAGCCCACGTAGTGTGGGCTGTTCGGATTTCGGATGTACAGTTTTGCTATTCCTCTTCCTCTTCTTTTTTCTTGGTGCGGTAAGCCTGGTACCCCATGCCACCGGCGAAACCGGCCAGCAATTTCAGAATATCCATAACGATGTTTTCTTTCCCCAAGTACAAAGCGCCGGAAGAGAATACGACAAACACCACCACGGTAGCAAAAACAAACCATTGATGGCCTGTTTGTCGCTTGGTCAATTCTTCCCTTTCGTGCTTACGGTCGCGCTCTTGGGCCGCTATGGATGTATCAGCGATCTTCTGGTTGTGATCCAGTTCACGCAAAGCAATCTCTGTCTGCTTGATTTCGAGCGAGAGCTTCTGCTCCTGAATCGACAGCATACGCTGGATAGTCGCATCGCTCACTTGCGGCAACGCTTGCCCCCTAGCGGACTTCCTCATAACGTCCCTGGGATTCTCTGCACTGTCGGTACTCACGCTGCTTTTCTTTTGAGCATGGGCACGGAGTAGCGCACATGAAATCCGCCAAAGTCCTTTTTCCCGATAACAGGCGGAACAAAGCGAGACCGCGCAATCAAGTGCGGCGACTCTTGAGATAGGCGCAAGAACTCCTTAGAGGTGACAACCTCATCCTTTACGGGGGTTAGCTCTATAGTGCTGAAATCGCGTTTCATGCTGGAAAGTATCCCACAAATTTAGCTTTTGCGAATTGATCCAATTTGTACCCGGACCACCACTGGGCCAGTTTCAGCACAAAATTCGTGTTAACTCAATGATTTGCAAAATAGAAAGTGTGGACCAGTCATCCGGTGAAACATTGCCGCTAGACCTAGAAGAGCGAGACAGGTAGCGGCGCAGCGGGGGCGGCGGTGCAATGGCGGGGTTGCCAGTCGGCCTATGATGGAAGTTCTCACACAACCATCACCGAAAGGCAACCCCATGAACGAAGAGCAGCTATCCGCTGAAATAGAGTCGATGCTTGCAATACAAACGGCGCTCATAACGCTGGTCGGCGCACTCATTCGGACGCATCACGACGAAACAAACCTGCAAATGTCCATTGTCGAAACCTTGGAGCTATCTTTAAACGGATCATTCGCTTTAGTCTTGACAGAAAAGCAAAAAACCAAGGTTCGGGACGCTGTGGAGTCTTTGCGTTCACTTCATCAACGAAAGCCCGGAGTGCCAATAGAAAGTCGTCGCTTTTAGTTTGCATGAGATTTGCTCCTATAGTGGCAGTGCAACCTGCCAATCACCCCACCAGCGCGCTGGGCATGTAGCGCGGCGTGTAGTTGCGCCCGGATGGCGGTGGCGGCTTATAGACCTCATAAGGATGGCTTGGGCCAACGGTGTATTTCACCCCATCGCGGTATTCCACCGTCGGCTGCGGCACGAACGTCACCCGTGCTGGCAGCAGGCCGCTACCAGTTGACGGCCAGCCAATGTGCGGCACCGGCGCATCCTTGGGCGGCTCTACCAGCTTTAGGCTTTTTTGGCCGCAAAACTGGGCCAGGCTAGACTCTTTCGGATCGCGTGGCACCAGCACCTTCGGCGGTGGATTCAGCCGCCGCAATCCGTGTTCTGTGATCGTGTACAGCGTCGTTTTTTCGTTGTCCGATACGCTCATGGTATCGGCGGTAAGGTATCCCATAGTGACACAGTACCTGGCCGTTTTCCTGGCCTGGGTCATAGTCCAGTAAAGCCCGCCAATGTTGACGGCTTGATCGATGGTCACGTCGGGATTGTCGCGGATGATACGCAGCAGAGGTGGTACAAGGCTCATGCTGCTAACTCCGATACAACCATGTTTCCAGATCGCACGCCACGCGCCACTCGCTGGATTGAATCTAGTATCTGCCCGCATGTGCTCATGCCAACAACCTGGCTAAACAGGTCAAGGCACGCGGCAATATCTGCTAAAGCAGGGCCATCAAAGCCCCAGCGACCGATGCGCGCATGCCGGTCTTGCGCACGCTGCATGCCATCCATTGCCGCATGGCACACAGCCACGCATTCGGGCGATATGCTGTGACTGCGCGCCGCTGCAATGTTGATTGCCGACACCAGCGCATAAAAATCGGCATCGCTGCCGTTGCCATTGCGCATGTCCTCGAATGCCAGACGAACAGGCATTTCAATCTCCGCTGCCTGCTTAGGTTCAATTTGCCTGACACCGAGAAAAACCCGGCCTATTGCTCCTGGGTCGCGCTGGTACTGGGTACGAAAAAGCCGCTTGGTAGCGGCTTGGTTACGGTGTTTGGTTTTCATGGTTTCTCCTCAGAAGGGCACGTCCTCATCCAGCAGTTCAGCCGCAACAATCCGCCCGCCGTACTGCTGGCGAAGATTGGTAACGAATGCTGAATCCGCTAAGTCAGTAGCAAAGCCGGTCTTGCTCAGGTGGAAAAATTCCATGCTGTTAAAGCCTTTGCCATCTTCATCGATGCCGTTAATAATTTCGCTGCCATTGGACAGGCGGTATTTCGAGCCGCCATAGTAGTCAGTGCCAACGCTGGGCAACGGCACCAATCCGGTGATGTACTGGTGCAGTTCACAGCCAGCCTTTTGCTCTTCCAGGCTGATAAGCCGGTCGTGGTTGTTGCAGCGCCAGTACGCGCCATCGCCCACCAGTACCGGCTCTGCCTGCTGGCAGTTGCGGCAGTTTGGCGCTGGTAATTCTTTGCCAAAATAAACGCCACGGCTGGCATCCGTTATGTGAATTTTTGACTCCCAATGGTCGGGCGTTTTCCATTGCCATTCGGGTGGCTGCTTGGACTCCAGCAGGCGCAGCGCACGCACTTGCAAGCTGTCCCAGGCCATCGGTTCGTACTGCACGCGCTCGGTGTAAATCGAGCTGTCGTCCTTGTTGATGACCGTGAACAGGGCGCGATCCATGCCGATGGCCCCCATGTAGCACTGCGCTTGTGCCCAGTATTCCGGCGACCATTGGCGCATTCCTGCCTTTTGCAACTCGGCAAAACGCTTGGTGTTGGCCGTTTTGCACTCCCAGACGTGCCAGGTCTTGGGCGCATCTGGCACGCCCAGAATCACGCCGTCCAGGCTGCCGGCAAAGTGCCCACCGAACAGCGTAAAGCTGATTTGCTTGCCGGTGTTGGGCGCAACGACGTGCAATTCAACGCCAGGGATAGCGCGCAGCCAGTCTATCATTGCCATTTCCAGCAAGCTGCCGGTTTTGAACACGCGCAGCAAGCGCGGGCTGGGCGCATCGGGCAGGCTCCAGCGGAATTTCAGCCACAACAGCCGATCACACGGGCCACCGATTTGACTCATGCCCAGGTGCCCGCGCGGCTTTTCTTTTGCCTGGCGTTGCTGCATGGCCTCGTCTATGGCGTGTGCCGTAGCCTGCCCGGCCAGGGGCGCATCGTCTTTGTCAATCTGCATATTTCACCTCTACAATTTCTTTCCATTTGCTTGCAAGGTCAACGGTGATACTCTTGACCGGGTGCGGATCGAACAATTCAACGGCCTCGTTTGGATCGCTGATACCTTCGCTGCCCATGCTGATTTCCTGCCACTGCTGTCTGGCTTTCTGCCCTGCATACCCTGTATAACCCAGCATGACGTTGCAGTAAAACACCTGAAACAGTCCGCACTGGTAGGCCACACGCACATAATCGCGTCCGCTTTCGCGGCTGGTTGCCACGCGCGCTGTGACGCTTTCAACGTCAAAGGTTTGCAGCTTGCGCCCGAAAGCATCCGTGCCATACGCTTTGGTGTCGTGTTTGATGAATGGCCTATGGCAACTGACGCATTCCATAGCCGCAGGGTGGTTCAATGCACCGCAGCCATCTTTCCAGTAGCCAGCTCCGTCATCTTCTTCACCTACAACCCAGATGCCGCAGCGTTTTCCTTCGCTTTCGGACTTTTTGCCGTTGGCCCTTTTGTTGCCTGGTTCCTTTTCCTGCGCATCTTCTGGTTTTCCCAGCCGCTCGACGTTGCCGGCGTAGTCCAGAATCAGGCAATTCTGTTTCCCGTGGAACAGGCGCAGACCGCGCCCGGCCATTTGCACATACAGACTGGCGCTTTGCGTGGGGCGCAGCAAAACGATGCAATCAGCCCGTGGGCAGTCCCAGCCTTCGGTTAGTACCCCAACGTTGGCAATGGCCCTGAAATCGCCCGTATCGAAGCGTTTTAGGGCCTCCTCGCGCTCTTGCATGGGTGTCTTGCCCGTGACCACGGGACACAGGATGCCGCGTTTGAGCAGTTCTTCTGCCACCATTTCAGCATGCAAGATGGATACGCAAAAGAACACGCTGGCCTGCCGGTCTGCGGCATGCTGCATCCAATCGTCTATGGCCGCACGCACCATGCCGTCGGCGGTGGCGCGCTCTTCCAATTGGCCCTCGTCAAAATCTCCACCCACGGTTTTGATGCCGTCGGTGTCGATCACTGCTGCATCTTGCACCACGGCAAAACGGTAGTCCACCAAGTGCCCGGCATCGATCAAGGTGCGCAGTTTGATCTGATAGGCCATGTCGGCAAATAGTTTGCCCTGGCCGTAGATTTTGCCCTGCCCCAGGCGGTAGGGCGTGGCGGTAAAGCCAATGACCACCAGGTGTTCGTATTTGGCTTTCAGCGCGGTGATGATGGCGCGGTAGCGGCCCTCTTCGGCATTGTTGACCCGGTGCGCTTCATCAATAATCAGAAAAGTAACCTGACCAATTTCATCAATCACGGGCGCGATGGTGTCTCGGCTGGCAACCAGTATTTCTGCGCTTTCGCGCCGCCCCAGACTGGCCGCATAGACCCCGACCGGTGCCTCGGGCCACACATGCAGGATGCGCTTTTCTGCTTGCTCGATTAGCTCTTTGCGGTGCGCCAGTATCAGGATAGATGAACCCGGATACTGGGTTATCACCCGGCGGCACAGTTCCGAGAATATGACCGTTTTGCCTGATCCGGTCGGGGCGCAAATCAGCAAAGGTTCCCCCTGCCGACCCGCGTCCCACCAGCCAAAGATGGCATCAATCGCGCCGCTTTGGTATGGGCGCAGTTGCATTATTTCTCCCAGGGATTCTTGGCCGCTTGTGCCGGTTGCGCCGGAGCGCGGTAGCCAGCAACAGACGGCACACCGGGCACAGCGCCCGGTGCTGCATTGGCCGGCTGGTAGTGGAACTTGTTGATAACGTTTTGCTGTTCGTAGCCGTCTTTGAGCTTGCTGATGCCAACGGCGGCGAACACTTCTTTGCCTTGCAAGCCGTTGAGCATGCGCATGGTCAACTGCTCGTTGCCCGTGCCGCCGCACGCCTTGACCCATTGCTTGATCGAACGCAGGGCAATTTCAACGGCCTGCTGATTCTTGTTTTTGATGTTGAAATTTTGGAAGATACGCCGCTTGGCGTATTCGCCCGACAGCACCTCGAATTGTGCGGCGATGTATTGCCCTTGCCCGTCTTTGGTAGGCTTTAGCTCGATGCTGACGCAGTGGATGGCGTAGTCGCCAGCGGGGAGCAGGCTGTTTTCAGAAACGGTGCTTAGGTCAACGGAAAAATCATCGTTTTGGTTCGTGTACATGGTGTGCTTTCAAGGGGTCAGGGTTATGCCGCAACCAGTGCAGCGGGGTCGGTAACTTCGTTTTGTGTGGGTTGTGTGGTTGTTGCGTGCAATGCGTTCCAGAACACGTTCCAATCGAGTGGCATGCGGTCTGGGATGGCGTAGCGCGTCTTGGCGTCATAGGCGGCAGTGCGCTGGCTGAATAGCAGGCGCTTGCCAAAGCTCTTGGCGCGCACGGTTTTGTCCATGCCTTTGGGGTCTAATTTGTTGACGGTGGTGTCATAGTTGGCAAACAGCACCAGGTCTGACCACTCGCGCAAGCGTGAGGCGTTGGCCTCTTCCAGTTTGATCTGGAAACGGTCATACGGCTCGTTCTCCGGGTCGTCGTAACGCTTGATGGTGCTGTGGGCAATGACAATGACGTTCATGCCCTTCATCCAGAGGGCATCTAGCCCGCGCAACAGTTCGGCATACTTGTCGCGCGCCATCTTGTAGCCTTTGCCGTATGGAACAAGGTCGATATAGGCAACGCCGTTTTCTGCCGCGACCGTTGCCAGGCACAGGCTTTCAGCCCAGTCCGCCGAATCGACCACCAGCGTTTTGAAGTCGTGCGGCTCGCTGTAAAGCACTTTGATCGCCTCAAACACTTCCGCCCAGTTGGCAGGCGTGGGAAAGCGTGCCACTTCCAACGCGCCTAAGCCATCTTCTGCCGCAATGAAAATCGGCGCAGGAGACTGCGCCGCGAAGGTGGTTTTGCCGATGCCATCCACGCCATAGAGGACGATGCGCACGGGCTTTTCCTTACGCCCGGTAATGATGCTGCCCAGCGCCATGCGGGACAATGGTGTGACGTTACTCATTGTGTTCTTTCAGTTTGATTGCGGGTTTTGCAGGTTTTGCGGTGATGTAACTTTGCGCGATGTATGCGTTGTCTTCTGACAATGCGCGCAGGTTGCGCAGGTCAACGTCGGCGCTCCAGCGGAAGGCTTTTTGGGCCTCCGTAGGCAGCTTGCTCCAGTCGGTTTGCAGTTTTGCTGTATCGACCGAGCGGATTAGCCGGTAGGCAATATCAAATTCCTCGTCCTTGTGCATGCCCTCGCCAGACTCAGGAGCTGGGCACAGCGCCAGTATTTGCGCCTCGATTTCCATACGGTGCGCCTTGGCATCTTCCTCGACTTTTTTTGCATGACGCAACGCCGCTACAAGGACGGCAATGGGCGGTGTTGTGATTGCGTTCATGGTGTTTCCTTTCATGTGGTTGCTTTGCGCCACGCAAAACGGTGGCAGTGCTTAAGGGTGTAGCCGCTCAGGAAATAGCGGGCAAATGTCTGGATGTAGCGTGTGATATTCATTGGGCAAACCACCATTGCTGAAGCACCCAGGCCAATCCAGTGCCAATGCACACCGCCAGCACCACGTCGCACACTGCTTGCGACTCGCTGCCGGGCGTAAAAAAACCAGCATCATGCTGGCTTTTATGGTCGTTTATTTTCTCGGCGCTAACGCGCTTGTGGTGTGCGTAGTGCGCTATTCTTTTCGCTATTTGGTGCGCGTGGTTTGATTGTGAAAATGGCATGCTCATATTTGGCCTTCAAAGTTTGGATGGATGATGCAGCCTCTTCTAGCGAGGCAACGTTTACGCTGTGCAACTCGCGCCCGCCGGCGCTTACGGTAATGGTGTAGTCAGTCATTCGCCATCCCGTTTTCAAGGCGAACGGCGGCTTCAATCTGGGCCGCGCGTGCCCAGTAGGCGGTAACGACCCGTGCCAGCTCGCGCCCTGCGCCGCAGAAGTCGCTGGCCTTAAACAAATCAGCCGCGCGACCAAGTGCTTGCGGGGTTGATTCACAAAGCGCCTCGACCACGTTTAGGCTTGTGAACGGGTTGTATTCATCGACCAGCAAGTCGGCGGCAATCTCACTGATTGCCTCTTGCCTGGCTTCATCCCGGCCATATTCATCGGCATAGGTGTCGGCATCGCGCGATGCCCAGCAGATTGCACTCATAGCAGTACCTTCCACACAAAAACAAACAAATTCGCAAAAGCAAACGCGGCCAGCATTAGCCCGATTGCCAATAAATAATCAACCTCTCGCGCCGCGCGCTCAAGATCAAAGTCTTCTAAAACACTGGTTTCAAAATCACGCATAACACCCTCCGGGCATAAAAAAGCCCGCAAAATATGCAGGCTTTGGTTGAAAAATCTTGCTGTCTCTCCAGCGGTCACGTTGCCAGCACATTACCGCCAACGTTGCGGGGCAGGAGGCCAGGCATTCGCACTTAATGCCTGGATGCGCATGTGCAATGCGCCCTTCAAAAAAGAAAAGCCCGGTCCACTACTGAACCGGGCCAAGATTGCCGCGCCGACTCTTATAAGCGCGGTCAACGGAGTGATTCAGGCCGCTTCAAACTCGGCAGCGGTCTCGCTAACCAATCGCTGGTGATATTCAGGGTCACGCTGCGCACGCCCGTGCATGCCGATGATGGTCGCCGCCAGGCAGTCACCGCAGTCCAAATAGTCGCTGCCAGGGCGCATGCCCGTGCCGTGGCAGGTCTTGCAGAATGTGTAAAGCCGACGGTACGGGTACCGTTCATAGTCGAATGGTTCACTCATGCGCTACTCCTCCAAATCCATAACCGCTTGCAGGATGCTTTCGTGGTAGCTGTGGACGTTGCCAAAGCGTGGATCACGCACGTCGCCAATGACCATGCCTTGTTCACGCGACAAGTTGGCGCATTTCTTGCCAATCTTGCAAGCGGTCTTGTAGTCGATCTTTTTTCCAACCAGGTTGCTGTATCCAAGCACGGTGAAATGCTTGTTTTCCGGCTGCATGCGCGCTTCGATCACGGCTACGGTTTCCTGCAACTGTGCCACCTCCAGCGCATGGCGCTTTTGCGCTTGCTCCATTGCATCCAGCCGAATCAGCGACTCGATCATGGCCGCCGTGCGTGGATCGCTCACCTGTGGGGCTTGTGACTTCGATTTGGCCGCTTTTTCGCACTCGATGAAATACTGGCGCACTTCCTTGCCTTTGGGCGTTCCGGCCATCATGGCAATGTGTTTGCCAGCGTCAATGGTGAAGTGGTATTCAACCGCCGGGCGGCCCCCTTTTGGGTTTTCCCCTTTTTGGGGGAGAACCAAAAAGTCTGTGTTTTCAACGAAGTCGCCGCGCTGAATCTGCGCTTTGACCCAATCACTGAAATCCTTTTTGACTTCGAGCGCAGCATGCAACTGGCGCGCGTTTGTGGTCTGTACCGTTTCCCCTGAGATGGTGTTTGTTGCCAATGGGATCAATGCTGCATAGTTGTTCACTAAAAAACTCCTCTGTTGGTTGAAAACGCAAACGCCCTGTCACGGCGCTTGCGTTTCGCCCCTGTCGCCAAGGGCTAAATGTTTCCCCCGTAGTCCCAGCCGACGAGAGATTTGGAAGGCTTCCAGCTTCGCACTCGTCTGGCACTTGCCTGCACCAGAGTCCTAGCGGTCTTGCCGTCTTACGTTGTTGTCTGCGGCATGGGATGTATTCTACAACTGTAGATTGAAAAATTCAACACAAGTAGAGACTTTTCTGCAAAATTTTTTTCACGGGCGAAAAAAAACCGCCTCGCGGGCGGCTTTTTGTGGCCGTATTGCGCTCAATCAGCAAGCAAAAGCGGTATCTGTGCGCCTTTTTTAGGGAACGCTCTATCCATCATCATCACCAACTGCTCCCACGAGTCAGAAGCTCTCATGAAGCCCATGACGGAGTGGATGTGCGCAGAAAGTGCCGGATGCCCTATGTCGTCTGTCATCCACTGATGGTGCTTTGCCTTGCGATTGCCGTTTTCGTTCTTTGGATTCTTCTTTTCCAACTCATCCACCAAGCCGGGAGCGAGTCGTTCATACACCAGATCGACGGTGTATCTACCAACAATACCTGGCTTCGCTCCACCAACAGTTGGGTAGTTCCAGCCTCTTAATCGGAACATTTCTCGATAAAAATCGTCAGGAAAACGTTTTGCCCATGCAGCGTGCTCTTTCAGCAGGTAGGTGTCTAGCAGTGCCTGTAGCGCCTTTCTATCCCTAACCTCCTGGTATCCTGTGGCCTCATCTATCAATGCCGATATGCCAACTTTAGCCAACGACAGGACAATCACCTCAGCCTGCGCTGCCAGGTGTATCTGACTGCTTTGTAAGACATTGGCCCTTCTGGCAAGCATGTACATACGGCAAATATCCACAATGTCCTCGGCCTCAAAGCCGTGAGATTTCCTGCCATCCATCTCAAAGACAATGGAGGTCTGGTCAAAGTCCCCAGACTTAAATTTTTCAGGTGAATATGGCTCAAGATTCGATGCGCCAAGGTAGCGAGACAAACCGCCTTTTTTGTTTCCAGTCAGCAAGCCAACAACCTCACGCTGCCACACTACGCGGCGGCCATCGTCAAGAACGGCGCACGGTATTGGTGATCCAGCAATGTTTATCGCCCCAGTGTGCGTAGCACTTGGATAGCCTGCCTTTTTTAAGGCAGCTTTTGCTGCGATCTTTGAGCGTGTTTCAGGTGATAGGGCCGCGCTTCTAGCGTTTGCACCTATTTGTTTTGATTGGTTTTTTGCTTGCATTATTTCTCCTTTAGCACAATGCTTGCGCATTATAAATGCAAGCAGAATAAATGGCGAAAAAAAACCGCCTCGCGGGCGGTTGGTGATGGAGTGATGATGGCTGTGTGCAAAATTGGTGTACCATCAAAGCCTATCAAAATGATAGGTTCTTGCGTTGAAAACACCTTCCATTCAGCAGTTAGAGCGGCACATTCGCCAATCTGCAAACGATACGGAGAATGTTCTGTTTGTAAAGCACGCACTGACGCAAATGCGTTTGCGCAAGGTCAACAGAGATATGGCAATGGATGTACTGCGTAATGGAAGGCTACTAAGGCAACCAGAGCCTGATATTCGGTTCCCTGGATTGAAGTGTCGCATGGAGCGATTTGTCTGCGGATTGGATGTTGCCGTGGTGGTTGCGCTGGAATACCCGCATCCATCACTAGTAGTCGTAACGGTAATAGACGTGACTGAAAGTTAAGCATATGTATCACTACACAGACGGCGGGTTGCGCAATGTGTGGCTGGTCAATGGCTACACCATCAAAAAAACCCCGTTCGGAGATGCGGTAGCGTTTCATGATGGTGATGGCCTTAGTCAAGCCATTTGCAAGCAATTGACAGCAAAAATAGGCGTATTGACAGGGGTAGAGTTCCGATACATTCGGATTTCTGGCATGGGACTATCGCAGCCAGCACTTGGAAAACTGCTCGGTATTGGAGTGCAGCCAATCGCCAGATGGGAGAAAAACGGGCGTGTGCCGCGCTGGGCAGACAAGTTGCTACGCCTGTTTTATGCAGCCCACGCACAGGGAAATGAACCCATATGCAGATCAGTTGAACGGGTAAAAACGGTTGAGAGACTGGTAAAACAGCGCATTGTTGTTGCTGAAGATGGTGGGCGCTGGGTGCCTAGTAGCGTTGTAGTAGCGCAAGAACTGGAAGGAGTATCTTGACGCTCAAAACACCTCACTCTGCCAGCACACCACCTCGCGGGCGGTCTGGGGGGGTGGGGACGATGTTTAAGCGTTAGCGTCTGCCCATTCGCAGATACGATAGGCCAAGCTATCCGGGGTTGGTTCGACCTCAATGCGCAGCGACTTGTTGCAGCGCCATGCAATGTGGTCTATTACGTTGTCGATTTGTGTGCTGTGCTTTTTATCCTTGCTTGCAGGACGCAGGATGAACAAGCCAGCGTGGGGCTTGTTGCGCCAGCGCTGGGCGGCTTCAAGATCAATGACACTTTCCAGCAAGTGCATCTTGAGCGACTCTGCTCCGTAATTTGCGCTGCGTATTGTTCCTACTGCTTTTGCAGTCTGAAAAGGTGCGTACACAGGGCGCGGGCCGTGGTCTGTATTGAGCAGCACAAACGGTGTGCTGGATATGAAACCAGTATCCATGGCGCGAGCTTTTTTAATCGCGTTGATGGATTGTTCGCGCGCCATATCGTCCGTAATTTGCTGCACATCATTGGCTTTGGGACGCTGGGGAATTGCCGCCGTCACCTGCATGTCGAACGTCTCACTTACAAGGCGTTCAAGCGTTGAGTTGTAGTAAGGCGTGGGCTTGTCAAAAATAATCTGCTCAGATGGCGACTCAGCGCCATCCATGGCTGCCTGCGCTCCTGCCTGGGCCAGAAAGACTACGTTGCTGGCGCTCTCTCCATAAAAGCAGGCAAATCGGCCAGGATCGGTGATCGCTTTGACCATGCGCCTGCCGGTTGCAGCTTCTATCGCGCAGACTCCAACGTTAAACATTTCCCCAGTAAAAACGTCTGGAATGCAACGAATGACAAAGACACGACCAGCCTCGACCATCGTTTCAGTCGGGGCTACAGGCTTCATCCATTCAAGTGTGGTAGTCATATGATTGTGTAAAACTTATCCCCAAACAAGCTGTCAAGCTCCAATGTTCGCCACCATACGGCCTCAAATGGGAGGTATGTTTCCCGATTCTCAGGGTAGCTGATCGCGGCCATGATAGCCGATTGCTCATCATAGAACTTGTCAATCAGCAGTTGCCCTGCTGCAATGATGGCATTTTTTAGACCAGTTTTCAATGTGGAAAGTGGCACCAAATCTTCGATTAAAACGCTTCTTGCCCATCCTTGCGGGAACATCAGGCAGCTTGCATCCGATGATGCGCCACCCAGTATTTCACCACAGTCAATCACCAGGAAGCGGCCTTTGCTGACGAAAAGCAAGTTCCCTATGTTGCGGTCAGTGTTGATAAGCAATTGGTCTGCGGCGATCAAGCCTGGGAGCAATTGTTCGCATTCATTAAAAAGCCGCTTCACAAGGGCTTTGTATTGGTCGCGGTCTCGGATGTTGTACATCTGCTTTGCAGACCCTTCATACTTCGGGCGCGGGACAAGGCTGACAAACGCCCATTCCACACGACCAGTGACAGGATTCGGAGCGGGCATGATGGCCGCCGCAGGCTGTGCGATTTGCAACGCATTCAGCAGCGTGTGACCAAACCACTCATTAAACAGCCCGCGCGGTGTGTGTGGCCCATAGTGCTTGACATAGGCTGCGCACAAGTCGCCTGCCGAGTCCACGACTTCCGCAAGATGGGTGATGGCCCTGCGTCCATCGCCCTCAAGCCGGATGAACCGCCTGTAGCGATTCAGATGCCATTGTTCTGGAGTTTTTACGGTCATCGTTTCAGAAATCCAGGTGTCGGAGGTGTGGCGGTCGATGTTGTTGCCTGATCTGTTGCCAGCAAGTTTTGCAACGCGGTTTGATATACCGGGTTTGTAGGGTCTTTCGCCAGTGATGCCAGAACGCCTACCAGCGCATCACTGCCTTTGCTCGGACTAGATGAAAGGGCATCGCTAAGCATTTGCACTACGTTAGGCTTTTCAGCCCAACCCGGCCCACCCGTCGCAGACACCACCGGCATCGGCAGCGGTATGGCCGCTTAAACCGCCTCGCGGGCGGTATGGGGGGGGCTGTGGTGGAGGCAGTCAGCTTCTATCGCGCTCTGCATTCAACATGTGCTGATTGATGTCAAAAACACCAGCTAGAAAAGACAGCAACAGAAAGATGACTCCGATGGCAATAGCAACGAAATCCCATAGGTGCGGAGCTAACACGATCATTGCAACCAAAAAGTAGTAACTTGACTTTTCCATAGCCACATTCTCGCTCAAATCACCTCAGTCTGCCGATAGACCACCTCGCCGATGATCTGCGTGTCCCCGTTGCACTGCACGCGCGGATAGCGCCGCTGATCCTGGTTGTCCGACGTTAGCCACCATATACCAACATCGCGCACCAGGCGCTTAACCACCACCTCTCCCTCGTGTGACACCAGAAACGTTATGCCTTGCTTTGGCTCTTTGCGCTCGGTGTTGACTACGATCAAGTCGCCATCGTGCAAGCTGGGAAGCATGCTATCGCCCGCAACACGCACCGCAATCATCCGCTCTGGCCTGTAGCCGCGTGATTCGTACCAATCACGCCGGAAGAAAATCGGCAGCCGATCCTCCTCCATGTACTCCACGCTGTACCCGGTCACACCGGCCTGGGCCTTGATGTTGACGCGCCTGATCGCCGGGTAGTCCGGGTTTCCCTCTATGTCTATCAGCTCCGGCACGCGCCCACCAGACGCAGACACATACGCCGACGGCGCTGTGAGCGCGGCTGTGGCGGTTTCCCCCGTAATCAGCTCCTCCACCGATACACCGAGCGCCCTGGCAATCTGCGGCGCGAACTCAGAGCGCACGCTATCGCGATTCTCCAGCGCGCTCAGGCTTCCAATCGATAGCCCGGCCATTTTTGCCAGTGTCGTTTGATTGATCCCTTTGGCTTCGCATAGCCGTTTGACGTTTTTTCCTAGTGCCATACACATATCTTGCACAAAAGTAGATATGCACTTGTTGATTTTTCCTTAAACATGTGTAGAATGGAAACATGGAAAACATCAACACCGTTATTGAGAAGGCCATATCCAAGGCTGGTAGCGCTTCTTCTTTAGCAAAAGCGATTGGAGTTCCACTCCAGTCCGTTACCTTTTGGCGCAAAGGCGAGCGCCGAGTTCCTGCTGATTACTGCCCGGCTATTGAGAGATTTACCGCCGGGAGTGTGCGCTGCGAAGACCTGCGCCCTGATGTTGAATGGGGCATCCTGCGCTCCACCCCCGCGCCGGCGCAGCAAGAAAGCGCGGTGGCTTGATATGCACGAACTTGCAGTAGTTGCTGGTACAGCATTCGCCCAAGCGCACGCCGCGCACTCACGCGACCCTATCTCATTTGGGAGTGATGTAGCCCTGGCGTACCGCTCCTGCTTAGAGACGCTGCGCCACACTGGCGATGAAAAAGCTATGGCTGCTGCTTTAGCTGCTCTATCAGTTCGGCCCGAAATACTGCAAGCGATTGCGCTGCTGTCTTCGAGTTTTCCGAATCCAGTAGCGGGGCCGTGTTCATTCCAAACAAATTCGGCTGGTGAGAGATCATGAGCTTTATGAACTCGTCGGCTTTGTATGTGGCATCTACTTCTTTCATGGTCAGTCCTTTCGTTCGTTTCATGCCGTTGTGGGCCATGCAGTGTACGACTGGACTGCCATCCACCAAAAAGGCAGGTGCCTGAATGCACGCCCCAAACGCTACCGAACTGCGCGTTGAACTGCCACGCGATGAAATCGCCGTGCTCGACGGCTACTGCCAGGCCACCGGCCAAGACCGCAGCAAGGTCATTCGCAGATTGCTTAAAGAGTGGAGTGACCAGCGTGCCCATGAGGCAATTTTTATCTGCCGCGTCGCAAACATCAATCCGGCACTGCCGGAAGTGGGCCGGAGTTAGGCAAAAAAAAGCCCGCGTGCAAGGCGGGCGATTCATTCAATCAGTAAACACCATGATTATAGCAAATTCCACCAAGAACGCAAGCTCCCCATTGGTTGCTCCAGCCTGATGCCATAAAAAAAAACACCATCATGGCTATGGAACAACCCAGAATGATCGAAATCGCTCAGTCCCTTTGGGAAATGGGCTTTCACATCATCCCGCTTAACGGGAAAAAATCCTACGTCAAGTGGGAAGAGCTCCAGTACCGTTGCCCCACCGAAGAAGAAATTGCCGCCTGGTGGGCGCGCTGGCCCCATGCCAACGTCGGCATCATTACCGGCATTCAGATCGTCGTGCTCGATGCCGACACGCCCGAAGCCGATGAATTTCTGAAAAACGGCGCAATCACCCGTACCCCGTGGTGTGTGAAAACCCCACGCGGTCGTCATTACTATTTCCGCATCAATCCAGACCTGCACCTGACAAACGCTGCCGGCAACGGCCTGGATGCCCGTGGCAAAGGCGGCTATGTCGTCGGCCCCGGCTCTGCTGGTTATTCGTGGGAGGTTGACCTGGCATGGGGCGCAACCCGCCCCAGCGACTTGCCCATGCTCACGTCGCAAGACATCGCCGCCGTCAACAGCTACCGCAAACATCTTGCCCAACCCACCAATGAAATGGGCGACCTTCAAGGCCAGCCCATCCTGGCAAATCTGGGCGCAGTCAAAGACCCGCATGACGGTTCCCCCGTGCCGCAAGGCGGGCGCAATAACGCCCTCGCCAGCATGGTCGGGCAGTGGATCGCACAGCGCATGCCACTGTCAGACATCCTGGCCCATGCCCGCGTCTGGAACGCCACCAATCAGCCACCACTGTCCGATGCCGAGCTGATCCACACCGTTACCAGTATCAGCTTGGGACACCAAAAACGCCACCACGAGGAAATCCCGCTCGGCAATGATGCCCAGCCCTCCGATGATGGCCTGCCAATTTTCACGCTCGACGAGTTAATCAACAACCCGCCACCCATACCAGAAACGTTCTGGGGTCACGGCGTGCTGTTTCGCGGTGCGCGCATGCTTATCGGCGGCGCTCCAAAAGTCGGCAAAAGCCGCTTTTTCCTGGCAATGGCCGTTGCCGCTGCCATCGGCGGTTCATTCCTGGGCCAGCGCTTTGAAAAGCCCCTGAAAGTGATTTGGGTGCAAGCCGAGATTCATGTCTCGTTCGTGCATGAGCGCATTAAATCCATGATGGTCGGTGTTCACGGCGATCAGCGCACACTGCTTGGGCAAAACCTGATTGTCACCGGTCGCCTTGACCTTGACTTGACCAACGCCCTCGACCGCGCCCAGATCGACACAGCCATCGGCAAGTATCAGCCCGATATGGTTTGCTTCGATCCAGCCATCAATTTCAGCACGGCCAACGAGAACGAAAACTCCGAGGTACGCTCCACCCTGCTGCGTCATATCGACGCTATGGGCGCGAAACACAACGCGGCTATGGTACTGGTACACCATACCCGCAAAGAGGCCGCTACAGCCGCATCTAATGCCATTGCTGAGGCTTCTTTTGATGCCATCCGGGGCGCGCGCGCCTTTCGCGGATGGTACGACACTGGAATTTTGCTCGGCGGCGACAGTAACAACACCACTGTCGCTTTCGAGTTCCGTAACACGCAGGCTCAGCCTGCTTGTATTGCCAGCTTCTGCGCGGTCACAGGACGGTATGAAGTGGCAGACCTCGATACCTTTAACGGTGTCGATTCTGAGCGTGACTCTAAACCCTCGTCGCCTAGTACGCGCCGACCGTTCACATCGTCTAATGGTTCCCAAGAGGCGGGGCCAGAGAAGAGTGACGAGGACGAAGACGATAGCCTAGATAAACCCAGCAAACTCTACGCGCGCATGCAGTACGTCAAAGACATGCTGCATGAAGCCGGTGGCAGCCTCATGGCCGCTGAAATCAAACACCGCTGCGAAGTCGCTTTCAACATCAAGACGCGCATCGCAGTTCAAATTTTGACCGCCCTGACACAATCTGGCGCAGTCATTAAAACCCGTGTCGGTTTCAACTCCGTGCTCTACACCTTGACATCTACAGACACTAATCAGCCTGTGGATAACTTCGACGGAGAAACAGCATGAGCGCCGCTCTCCATTGCGCACTTTCTCATTGCGCACTCCATTGCGCAAAAAACCATGTGCGCAATGGATGTGCGCAATGGGTGCGTAATGGCATTTCTCCTAGGAACTCACATTGCGCACTTTCTCATTGCGCACTCCATTGCGCACATCGTATGGCCCCCACCCCCTTTAGGGGTGGGGTGGGGGCCTGCGCGCGTATGCGAGGCGAAAAAAAATGCGCAATGGGAAAAACAAAAAAATCAAAATGTGAATAACCTGTTGATAACTTTTTTTTGTATGACCGAAACCGCCCCAGCTTACCTGGCCGACACCACCGTTTTTTGGTCTGAGCGCGACACCATCGCCGCCCATGCCCTATCCGGCATCATGGCTAAAGTCGCAAGCACAACAATGCCCAGCGGCTCGCGCGAGGCCATCGCCAAGTTGTCCTACCAGATCGCCGATGCCATGCTGTGCGAACGCGAAAAGGCGAGGTTGCAATGACCTACCGCCTGACCCACGACCGCGCAGCAGCCGTCGCACCAGCCATGCACTACCAACCCATGAGCACCTGCCCCATCGCCGCAAAGGTCATTTTGCTGGGCGCTGGCGGCGTGGCAACCATCGGACAGTACAACGGGCGTGACACATTCTGGCAGGGCTGGCACCCACTGCCAAGCAAGCCAAAACACCGTAAACACGAGGAAGCCACAGCATGAAAGTTAAACTGCTTAACGATTACGCAAAGTTGCCCACCTACGCCACCGATGGAGCAGCCTGCTTTGACCTGTACGCCACCACTACAGTCACCATCAAAGCCGGGAAAGCTGAAACCATCGGCACCGGCCTGGCTTTTGAAGTTCCGCGCAAGCATGTGCTTTTGCTGTTTAGCCGCAGCGGTCATGGATTCAATCACGGCCTGAGGCTAGGTAATGCGGTAGGGGTGGTTGACCAAGACTACCGCGGGGAAGTAAAGGTGCGCATCCATAACGACAGCGCCACAGATTACACCGTTGGCATCGGCGAGCGCATCGCACAGGGCATGGTGTTGTCACTGTTTCGCCACCAGCTAGAGCAGGTTGTATCTCTTGACGATACAGCACGCGGCACTGGCGGCTTTGGTAGCACGGGGGCCACATGAGCGCATCCGAACGCAGCAAAGGCCGTCGCGGTCAACTGATTGCACAACAACTGCTCAAATCCCGCGATTGGGCCGTAGCCGAGCTAAATTCCGGCACGGCCACCGAGGACTTCATCGCCACCGACCCCGACGGCAATCAGTGGGCCGTGGAAGTCAAAAACACCAAGGCGATCACAACCACACACCGCACCCAGGCCATGACCCAGGCCCGTAGCCGCAAGCTTCCGTGGATGCTCATGTCACACATCGACGGCACCGCATCATGGCTAGTCCAGCGCAAAGGATGTAAGCCCGTCGTGTGGAGCGATTGGGCTGACGAAAAGGACGCGGCTTGAATACCTCTACAAGCGCATTTAACACCCATACAAGCCCAGAGCAACATGAAGGCTATACATGGGTGCCACCAACCCCTAATGGCCGTCTGTATGGCTGTCATAACCGTAAACCATTTGCCTCAGATCACACGCTCTACGGTATTGCTCAAAAAACCGGACAACCTATTTCCGTAACTATCGTCAACCGCCTAAGCATGGATTGTCGCTACGCCGCAAACGATAAATATAACGACAAAGGTTGTCATCAATGCAAGCACAAACTGAAAAAGGAAAACACCTAAATGACTAGCCTGGTTGTAAAAATGGACGAACTAGCCGAGGAAATGATTGGCATGTCCGAGTCGCTGCAAAAAACCGCCATGCAGCAAGACGATGAAACCAAGTTTCTGCGCGCCATTCAACTGCACATCGTTGCGCTGCAAATGCGCGAGTGGCTTATCAACGTCAAGCGCGATGACGTAAAAATTTGAGAGTTGAATACGGAATGGCAAGCATTATTGATAGATACTCGTGCGCAGTACACTCAACAAACCTAATGCAATCTCCAGAAATAACAGGATCAGATGTTGATGTAATTGGTTCGTTCGGTTTCGCGTCAAAACACGAGCCGCTTGGCGTTGCACTTGCGCGTATGCTTTCAGGAGGCGGAGCGTCTAGTGTGGTTGATACGATGGCTTATTTGGTGTTTGAGCGCGGCCACCGCATAAAAAACCGCATTACAGACACGCAGGCACGCGATTTAGCCAAAGCCGTGCTGGCATGGTATCGCCACGGAACATGCCAGCCGTGCGGCGGCACAGGCTATGCGAGAATCAAAAACACTCCGGTAAATGGTGCAGAATGCACGCACTGCAATGGCACTGGCAAGATTTTGTTTGATCGGCAGTTTGCTGCAAACATCTTGCCGCTTGCGCAGTGGCTAAGCGCAGAGATTGAGCGCAGCCAGGCCGCTGCTGGTTACGCTGCTATGGTTGCTCTTGCTCCAAAGTTGGATTTGTAGGCGCTGCTTACCGCTTGACGGGGGATAATGGCCTGATTACCGCCGGATGGGTACTATCTTGATTCTGCTGCCCTTTTCTCCAATCCTTCGCAAAACGACGCAACGCTTGCCTTCTCCGATGGATTTAGCGATTTTCGTCCTTGCGTTTTCCAGCACTCTTCCGCAGCGTTGCCAAACTTCTGACTTTCTGTAATCGTGCCACCTCCGCCATTGTTCAACGAACCAATCAACAGCAGCAAGATGAATAGGCCAACAGGCACACCAACAATCCAAGCCAAAACCTTCATATATTTCTCCAAAAAACACCGTGAACGTCACGGCAACCAAAAAATTCCGCCGGAGGTGTGGTATCTCCCGCATTCCCGCTACACCGGGGGTACGTCATACAGGCTGATCCTGCCTGTGCGGTTTGGCCTGTTGCTTTATAGCCAGGCTTGCCCACTGCTGGCGCGACTCTGTTGTGTCGCGCTTGTTGTTGGCGTGTAGCCAGTCTTTTAGCGCCTTGTAATCAATGGACACTATGCGCACATCGTGCCCTTGCTTGCGCAAGATACGGAAAACCCGGCTAATGACCTGGTTTTGTATTGCGCTGCTGGTGCGTAGCAGGTATTGCCCAGGCTTCCACTGCTTCAGTGCAGCGTCAGTTTCAGCGTCAACTTTTGCTGACAGATCAAGAATCAACGCTTCCACATCGGCTGGTACGCCGTGGTTTGTTTGTCCCGTTTCCCAATACTTGATGCTGCGACCCTGTACTCCGCACATTTCGCCGAATTGGTCACGGTCAAGCCCGCAGGCTTCGCGCAGGGCCTGGAGTTCTGCGCCGGTCATGTAGTCATTGTTGCTCATTTCATACTCCTAAAGTCTCCAGACTTTCAATCTGGCATTTTTCAAAAATTCCATCGGACGGGGACTATGTGCCTGATTCCCGCCGATGGGGCGGTATGTCACGCGCCTTCTAGTTCAAATGTGCTTATGCTTGAAAGTATCTCACGCATCATGCGAATATCGTATTCGTTCCCGCGCCAGTCAAACAACCCTTCACATTTGCGCCAGTCGCTTACCGTTGGCTTTGCGTTGCGATTGGCAAAAATTCTATCTATAGCGATCTGTATCAATTTATTTGATGTCTCACGGCTTGTGAACAGATATTGGACACCTCCGAACAGCTTAGAAAAATCAGTTTCTTCGGTGTAGAAATAGTCGGAGCTGTAGTCTGCTTTCCCTGTTTGGAATTTACCAATAACATCGGAAACTTGCGCTACTGTTGGTCCATCCTCCCATTTCACATTGACGCTGCTGTAATCGCTTTTCACGCTGAATTTGTGGCCTTTGAACGCCTCTTTTAGCAAAATTCTAATGTTTGACGCTGCCAGCTTTCCGCCCTGGTGTGGATTGTCTGCAGCCAGCTTTAGCTGCGGATACTGCGCTTCTAGTGGCTTAGACTTGGAAGACAAAATGGCCTTTTGTATCGCTGCTGCTGCCAGTGTCTCAGGCTTCGCACTGCTTACCGCTACAGAGGGGGTAGGTGGTTCTGGCGCATAGAGTGCCGTTGCCATCATTTCCAGCGATGCCATGCGCTCCTTGTGTGTTGCGTAGGTGTAGGATACTGGCGCGCATCCTGTAGCCTCAAACCGCAACCCGTACAGCGTGCCTACCATGTAAACGAACGCAACCCATGCGCCAGACTTCGCGCGGATGTTAAATTTCGCCGTGTCGCTTGGGGTTGATGGTTCGGATTCTGGCTCTGCAACATCGGCACTTTCCATCGGACGGGTGGCAGGTTCATTTTTCTCGGTGCTTTCCGCTACAGGGGCCATAGCCTCAATTTCAGCTACT